TACTCCTAGGTCTTTAATTCGTAATTCTTCAAAAGAAACTGAGTTAAGAGAACTGTTTAAAGCGGACGCAGTAAACATGGGCTCCCCGTTGTCCCTAGTAGACTTTCGAGGTACTTCTATTGTTGGTAAGCAAACATCCCGCCGTAGAGCAAACAATCAGTTTGACGAGCGGAACACAGGTGTGGACCCTCTAACTGGTGAACAGAAATCTACTTTGGTTTATGATCCAGATTTTAATGTATTACAAGAAAGAATAGATTACCTTCAAAACTCTAAGACTCTTTCTTTAGATGAAAAGAACTTTATTCAAAGATTTGCTTTGTCTTTAGAGAACGATGGATTGTCTATCAATCAACAAACAGCGGTGATAGAGAACCTACGTATTAACTTTGAGCGATTCGCCAGAGATAAGAAGCCGTGGGAAAACTATGCCGCTGTAACAAGAGCAGAACTAGCTAACTCAGTAGTAAACACTTCTCGTATCTTAGACAGAAGATCCCGATCTAGGTCTCAACAATTCCAGTTTGGCGCAGGAAACGAATCTACGGTTCAGATACTAGGTGTTCACACCAAGTTTGATGATATCGCAGCTCGAACTCTTGAGAACCAAAGAATTGTTAAATCTTGGGCAGACACAGTAGGCGTTAGTCTTGCAAGGAGATCCTTGTTAACTGGCAGAGCTCCTCTAAGAAACTATTTCCCTACTGTACCTGCATTCTTACCTAAGCTTCCTAAAGTTCGTGATATTATCTATAAACAAATAGAAAAACTACCGGGTGGTAAAAGACTAGCTCGCATACTACAAGGTAAGCCTAATGATTCCTTGCTGTTTGAATTTCTCAGGAAAGGTAATGAGAAAATTAGAGAAATATTAGATCTTGAACTTCTTTATGCTAAGAAGAGAGATGCTTACACTAAGAGCAGTGTTACACCTAAATTTATAAAGAAAAGAGAAAAAGAGTTAGCTCAGATTATGAAATCAGTAGCTACTGGTAAATCTACCGACTACGATACTCTTTCTATTAATATAGGTAAAAGACTATATGAAAACAGTAAGAATGACTTTGATGTGTTCTTTCCTAAACCTAGCTTACAAGCTTTTCATAGAGCTGGCTCAAAGATCCTCGATGGATTGAAAGATCAAGGGAAAATTAAAGTATCACTAAGAGGCACTACAAGACGAGGCGTATTAGACCTTGACAGTGGTCGCCCCGAGACTGGTTCTTTTAAAGACACTATTTCCCGTGAAGTAACAATAGTTGAACCTTCCATGCTTGCACTGCAAAGAGCTAGCAGAGAGCTTGTGTACTCAAGACGTATTGGTATTGTTAACCAGAGAGACCGACTTTATGTAAAAGCTGGTCAAAAAGAATATGTAGATGCCCGTGGCAATTCTACAGGTGAGTCCGTTATCACCCGAAAAGCTGGTGCCAATTACGATACAGACTTAGTAGACAGAGATTTCTCTAATATGCTTAATCATGCAATGGATGCTGAGTGGGAAGTAGATACTGACTTCGCTTCTTTCTTTGATGACCTATTACACTTCAGAGACCCTAGAGGTAATGTTGCTAAATACGATGAACTTAACGGTTTCCGTAAAATCATATTAACTCGTGGGGATCAAGGCTCTGGCTTAATGCAAACAGTGAAATGGCATTTGCAAAGAGGAAAGTCATTTAGAAACCCTGTTCAAATTGATGGTCGAGGTCGAGTTTACACCACGGGTTATTTACACCCAGCAGGTGGTGAGCTGATACGCCCTTTCTTAAACACTGCTCGAAAGGTCAACTTTGATGATGACATTCTTTTCGAGCTAATGACTCAACTTGGTGCTATGACTGGTCAATCACAAAGTGTATTAACTAATGCTGGAAGGATAGCTTCCTTTCAGGCAAGAGAAAAGCAATTCAGAGAACTTGGCGAGCTTATGATGTCTAAGACTCAAAGGCCTAGAAGACTCCGTGAGTTTCTAGAACACCCTTTGATAATAGCAACAGATGCTGATCATGTTCCCAAGGTTGCCCGATTCGCATTAGAGTACACGCGTGTATACAACCATGTCAACGGAGATTTCTCTAATAAGAAGTTACTTAGGTCCTATCAAAGTCAATTAACTAGTGAAAACGATGCCTCGGCTTCTGGTGCTCAGTTAATTGCTATTTCGACTAGGAATAAGAAATTAGGTGAAGCTTCAAATGTTACCTACACTGACCAAAAGAACAGGCTGTATGATACGGTAGCAGAAGCTACTATGTCAGACCCTGAGTTTAGAAAGCTTGCAGTTGCTAATGACTTATCATTTGATGATATGGCTAAGGCGGCAAAAGGGCAATCTATGGTTGCATTCTATGGTGCGGGAAGATCGACGCAGGGCGGCGCAATTGAGGGCAAGCTAGCTAAGATTCTGGACAAGAAAGAATACACTGTTCTTTCAAAATCTGAAATCTCTAATGTATATAAGATTTTAGATGCAAAAATAAAACTAGCAGTAAGCACAGACAGTATTGCTGTAGCTACTGCGTTAAGAGAATTGAAGGGTGAGATAAAAGATATTGTAGACAATGGTGCCCCTATAGGGAATAAAATCATTACTCAAGCTCGGGACTCACACCCTGACGTAGAAGAATTTGTTAACAAGCTAACTAACGTTCGTCAAGGTCTAATTGGACCTAAACAGTTTCAAGAGATTGCAAGAATTATGAGTAAGCATTTGGCAGAAATAGCGCCGATTACTGAGCAATTTGTAGACTTCTGGAAGGACGTTGCAAGAATTTACATCACTGAGTCAGGTAAGGTAGACATACCTTGGGTCACAGTTGATGGTAAACTTCTGTATCAAAGATACCGCCCGACTGTTCAACAGCGGATTGAGTTTAGAGACCCTGTCACTGGCAGGAGGATAAGCAATATCTACGAAGACACAGTAACGGATGGTTCCTTGTTAGGCAAATCTTCTATCATTGATGCCCGGTCTGGTTTGGGTGTTAATGGTAACCACATGAATGATGCCACACTTGTGCGGCAGTTTCATCTGTGGGGTAGGAAAAATGCTATACCTACCGGTACGATTCACGATGCGTTTTTCACCAATATCGGTGACAGCCTTCGTGCTAAATCCGCTCTAAGACAAATCTATGCTGATGCGGTTGAGGGCGACACAATGCTCAAGACCCTTAAGGCAATGCGGGACGCCGGAATGTCTGAAGAATCATATAGAGCAATATTAAGGAGAGGAACCGAGGCGGGTCTATTGAACCCAAAAGACCCTCTTACCTCAAGAGATGTATTAGAAAAGATACCATACGGCTCAGACTGGTACGGTATCGGACCCTAATCAAACTAAACACAGGTGTGCAAGGCTGTGCCTATACCCTGACTATACTAAACTTAATGAGTCTGTGACTCAGGAGAAATACTATGTCCGAAGAAAATAATATCGATAATACACCAGTAACAGAGACCCCTCAAGCAACTTCTGATGAGTTGAGCCGTATGGTTCAAGCTCGTGTTGAAGAAGAACTAGCTCAGATTAAAGGCAAGCTCAATGACGCTTACGCTTCTAGAGATGATGCCGTTAAGAAAGCTGTAATGTTTGAAGAAGAAAAGAAGGCGGCTCAAATTGCTCGTCTAGAAGAAGAAGGTAAGCACAAAGAAGCAGGCGATATTCGTCTAGCTGAACTTATGGCTAAACTGGAATCTCGTGACAAGCAAGTAACTGAACTTACTCGTGATAACGTCGTACGTGATGCACTAAAGAGTATGGATTTCCGTAATGACACTGCTGCAGAATTCGCTTACCGCGATGTAGTTGCTCAGCTGGTTCAAGACGAAAACGGTCAGTGGGTTCACCGAACTGGAACTGCAATTAAAGATTTTATCGATACATTTAAGAAGGACGAAGAAAAATCATTCCTATTCAAAGCAAAACAATCATCAGGCGCAGGGCATCAAGTCGCTTCAGCACCTAATGGTAGCTTTGATAAGAGTAAATCATTGTCAGAAATGTCAATGGAAGACATCCTCGCAGCTGCGGCTGCAGGCCACCTAGACGGTGGTAAAGAGTGGCGTTAAGCTACTAACCTAAACTCATTTAACTTTTTATAAAGGAGCCATAAAATGGCTATTTCATCTGCTGCATTCGGTACACTAAACAAAGCTATCTCTGCTTACACTGACGAAGCCTATACTCGCGCTAAGAAACTCGTTTCTACCGCTATCATGGGCACTGACGCTTCTATCAACGCTAACGGCGAAGATTTTATCGGTCAGGTTCGTTTCTACAAGCCTCTCGGCGCTTACGCTGTCGGTGGTGCTTCTGCAAATCCAGACGTTACTGGTGCATCTGCTACTACTGTTAACGTTGCTACTCAAAACGAGAACTACGGCGCAACTACTAACATCAGCACTGATGTTCAAACTTACATCAAGACTGTCCGTACTCACGGTGCTAACGAGTACTTGGTTCAAGAAGTAATTTCTAAGCAAGACGGCCTTGCTAAGATCGCTCGTGATTTCTCTGAAACTCGTGCTGAAGACGAAGATCAAGCTCTTCGCGCTGTTGTTGCTGGCGTTCGTGGTTCTGAGATTGCTGTTGCTGATGCTGCCTCTACTTTTGTTGTAGCTACTTCTAAGTACGAAGACTACTGGGCTGGTAACGCTGTAGACGCTGATTCCTCTAAAGGTTTTGGCTATGTTGCAGTTAAATCTCTAACCAGCTCATTGGTTGGTACTGGTACTAACATCGATACTTTGGTTGACAACAGCACTGCTGGCTTGACTCCAGGTAACCGTGTACGTCACCTAATCAAAGCAATGGGCGCTTGGGCTGACTACGTTCCAGATTTCGTATACCTCGTTGTAGGTCCTGAGACTTACTTAGACATTAAAGTAGCTAACATCGTTGATGACGAGCGTGTTACTGATGGTAACGTTGCTTTTGAAACTATCTTAAGCGGACAAATCCGTTTGGTTGTTTCACGTGCTTACTCAGCTGGCGTTGCTGGTACTGTTGAATCTATCTCTGGTGCTACTTCTGCTACTGTTAAGACTTCTTACATGATGCTTCCTGGTACTATGTACATGGCTGACGTTGCTGTTACTAACCCTGTTGCTATCGATCGCAATGAAAGTGTTGGTAGCGGTTCTGGCCGTACTACTGCTTGGTACCGTTGGGGCTATGTTATGCACCCACGCGGCTACACTTTCGCTGGTACTCAATCTGCTTTCGCTACTAACGCTGTACTTGGCGCTGCTGCTTCTTGGACTCGTAAGTCTGATATCTTGAACTTGGGCATCCTTCCTATCTTCCACAAATAAGGTAAAGTAACATGGCACTCGTAAAAGGCGTTAATTCTTACGTACTATTAGCAGAGGCCAACGATTACTTTGACAATAGGTTAGACGCTGATATTTGGTATACAACCGATAGTCCTGATCTCGCTCTGGTAACTGCAACTCAGTTGCTAGAGGGAGAAAGCTGGACGGGAATGTCTTCTCTTGCTACTAATAACTTGGCTTGGCCGAGAAATGGTAGCTTTAAAGATACTCCACGAAACAGATCGGTAGCTTTCACAGGTACTTATGCGTTTCCTAACTCGAAAGAGAAAGAAACACTAGTGCCCCGTGAGATTGCGTTAATCCGCAAAGCCACTTATGAGCTTGCTTTACACCTGTTAAACAACAAAGGTCTCTTGAATAAAGGGGCTTCTGTTAAAGGTTTGAAAGCTGGTTCTATTGCGTTAGATTCTATAATCGAAGCATCAACTATTCCCCGTATTATCCGTGATGGATTTGCAGACCTTATAGATGGAGGCAGAAAGTCGTCATCTTGGGAGGGCTGGTAATGTCATTAGTCAATACCATTAACTCTGCTGTAGATATTGCTTTTTCTACACTGGGAGACTTAGTAACAACTGCTACTTTGTCAAATGCCAGTAATGAAAGTTATGCCTTTCCTGTTTTAGATCCCTTTGGGAACCCTACAACAGAAGGCGCAGTATCAACTACAACAGTGTCCTCAACTGTACAAGTCATCATAGAAAGTAGTGGAAAAGTAAAAAGTCCAGAAGGGCTAGATATTATCCAAACCCAAATGCTCATTAGATCTGATGAGATACCTAACCCTAGTGTTTATAGTAGCGTCACAGTTGGTACTAAAGTTTATACAATAGTATCATATACTGCTGATGTTGCACTCACAACCCTCTTTGTAACGGAGTTATAAAATGGCTGAGAATAAATACAAAAGAGTTAGATTAGATATTGAATCCGTATTTAGTAGCGCAGCGTGGAAAGCAGAAAGCATTCCTGCCTACCCTGCTAACTACGAAGGTGATTCCAAGTCTAAAACATTTGTTAAACTAGAGATACTTCCCTCAAGTCAAGTAGAATTCTACGGAAACTTTGATGGTGTCTCTGGACAAGTGATCATTCAGATTTATGTTCCCGCAGGTATGGGTATGATTGCTTTAATGGACAATGCTGATACTCTCGATACTTATTTTAAAAGTAAAACCTTTGCCAATGGCACTAGTACTGATTCCAGTACTTTAAACATAATAGGAAAAGACTCTGCTAATCCCGCATTATTCCGTGGGGACTACACAGTCAACTTTACCTTGTTCAATTAATTATCAACCATTTTTGGAGAAATAAAATGGCACATTTAACTAAAATCTCAGCTGGTAAGTTCAGCTCACTTGATTACGTTGCAGCAACCGCTGGCGTAAGCTCTATTTCTACTTTAGTAAATATCACTAATCAATTCGTCACTGCTGCTGACCAAGCTTTAGTGACTGACTCTGATGACGGAACCGCTGTCACAGAAGCGCTCGCAAGCGGTGTTAAGCACGTTGGTGACGTACGTGAATTCCCATCTCTCGGTACCCCAGCTAACGTTGTAAACGTTCCTGTTTACGGCCAAGCTACCTCTTCACAGGTAGCTGGTCAGTCTGATGCTCCTTCCTTGGAATTCAGCCTGAACTACGTTGCTACTGATCACGCTGCTCTTGAAATCCTTCGTAGGTCTAGCACTCGTATTTGCTTCCGCGTCCGTATGAGCGATGTTAAGCAAGCTACAGCTTCTGCTAACGCTGGTGTTCCTCTTGCTTTCCGTAACCAAGAGTTCGCAGATTTCTACTTCTTCGGTACTATCGCTTCTTTTGAGATCACTACTGGTCTTACTGATGCAATTCAAGCTTCCATTACTTTGACAGTAAGTGGAGACTTTACTGGGCCTGTTTCTTTGCCTACTACTGCCGCTGCTGTTTACAGTAACTTGGCTGCTTAAGTCATAACGCTATACGAGGGACCCTTTCGGGGGTTCCTCACCTATAAGGGAAATACAATGAATGACAATAATACTAAACCTTTTGACAAAGACTTTGTTCTGCAAGTAACTGTCAGAAACATTCACAAAGACATTGATTTTAGCATTCGTAGAACTTTTGAACGTTTTGCTGATTTTGAGTCTGGAAGTAAAAAACACAATGAAGTCTTTGAGACCTTAGGGGTGCTTCACAAGATGCACACTCTTCTCGATGAATTCGAAGAAAACAACAACCATCTTTTTAATACTAAACAGGAAGTTAAATAATGAAAAAATTTGTAGGTAAGACCCAAACTAAAACTGTACCATTCATGGATGGTAAAGTAGATATTAAAGTATTGACAGTAGGTGACATTCGTGCCATCGAAACTAAGTCAAAAGAAATGCAAGATGGCGAAGGTGATCAGTTAGAAATCCTTCGCTTCGTACTGCGTCTAGCCGTAATAGATGCTGCAGATTTAACTGATGAAGATTTTGACGGTTTCCCCGTTAACGAATTAACTAAGTTATCTGAAGCAATCATGGGCACTCCTTCTACAACAGAGGGAAACGCATAAGCTCTGAAGATTTATTTTTGTATGACTTGGCATTTCACCTGAAGATACCTATGTATCAGATGTTAGAAGAAATGCCTCAGTCTGAGCTAGTCATGTGGGCCAAGTATTTACAAGCAAGGCCCATTGGCTGGCGAGAAGACAGTCGTGCCTCAATGATCATGCAAGCTCAGGGCGCTAAAGTAAAAGCCAAAGATATATTCCCCGCTGTTGCTCAAATGGACAAATGGGAACAAGAAAGGTCTGATGAAGAGAAATCTAATCATTCTTTAAGAAAGTCTATATTTGGTCAGTTAATTGAAGTCGCTGTTAACAAAGACAAGGAGAAACAAGATGGCCTCGAAGCTAAGCATTAAATTACTAAACAGTAAACAAGCACTAAAGGATGTAGATGAAGAAGTTGTTCGTTTAACGAATCAAGCGCTACGTATTAATGCTTTACAAGCGCAAGCTGAATTACAGCTGAAGACCCCAGTTCTCACGGGTCGTGCGAGGTCATCTTGGAATCTCTCTGGAGTTAAAGATGATTTTAAAGAAACAGGAGGTGCGGCTAGTGGCACTCCCTCTTTCCTGCCTCCTATTTCTAGTACCAAGTTTCAAACGTTATACTTAACAAACAGTGTACCCTATATACAAGATTTAAATATGGGCAACTCTAAACAAGCACCAGCTCGTTTTATCGAGTCTACTGTGTTCAAATACTTTGTACCCAAAGGGGTCGTAGTTGAAGTAACACGCTAATTACCCCAGCCCCTGATGGCACTGATGCCCTTAATGGTATCCGTCTGTCTGGGGCTTTTTAATTTTACAATAGGAGAGACACAATGGCTATTCAGTTACAAGTAAAGTCTGACTCCAGACAGGCGCAAAATGACTTGCGCAAACTAGATAGGTCAGTTGAACAAATAAACAAGACAACCCAAAACGCTAGTAAAACTATCAAGAACTTAGCGATTGGAGCTGCTGCTGCTTTTGCTGCTATTTCTAGTGGAAAGGCAATAACTGGGATTACGGATTCATACCGTAGGTTAGAAGCGCGTATTGCTCTTACTAATAATTCCTTAATCAGACAAGAATACGCATTTAGAAAACTTAATGCTATTGCAATTAAGACAAGATCAAATCAAGAGGGTCTAGCAGATCTTTACTCCCGTATTGGTCGCGCCACTAAAGAAATGGGCGTAGAACAAGAAACAGTTCTTAAAGTTACAGAAGCTGTTGCTAAAGCTATTACAATTTCTGGTTCATCAGCTGAATCCGCTAACTCTGCTATTGTACAGTTAGGTCAGGGTCTAGCCGCTGGTGCTCTACGTGGACAAGAATTAAACTCCGTAATGGAGCAGACCCCTGCTGTGGCTCAAGCCATCGCTAGAGGTATGGGCATTACAATTGGACAATTAAGAGCATTCGCTAACGAAGGTAAGCTTACTGCTCAAGCGGTAGTTGACGCTTTAAAAGGCCAAGGTGATGCTATTGATGCAGAATTTTCCAAGGTTCCAGTTACCTTTGCACAAGCAATGCAAGTGTTTTCTATTGGTTTTGGTAGAGTTATAAACGAGTTAGATCAAGTCACTGGTGCTACTAGTGGTGCTACTCGTAAGCTTCAAAAACTAGGTACATTTCTTAATGGCATGGCTAAACCTTTAGCCGCTAACCTAGAGAACATAATAGATACTATTTCAGAGTTTGCTACTAAAGTAGGAAATTTAGTAGATCCATTGTTAGGATTAGGTTCTGCTTTTGCAGCATTGGCAGGTACTATTGCTAGTGGTCTTGGTATTAACACTGAAATTAATTTGTTAAGTAAACTAGGAGATGGAATAAGCAAAGCAACATCACTTGCAAGCAGTCTTGTTCCTAGCTTCCTTCAAATAAACAGATTTATAGTGATGTTAACTAATGGTATTCTTTACTTTTCCAACTCTTTAGCAGTAGCACTTAAACCTATTAAAGCGTTTACCACTACTGTTGCTGATTTATTCTTTAAAGTGTATGATGCTGTTGTAGGTCATTCATACTGGCCAGACCTTATCAATGGTGTTATTGATTTTGCTTTCTTTTTAGCAGACGCACTTAGGCCTATTACTGATTTTACTAGTGGCGTAACTGACGCATTTAGAAACTTAAGCATCACAACCAGAGCATTGATTAGCATTATTCTTTTTGCATTCTCACCTATTACAGCCGCTGTATTCGGCTTGTTAGTGTCACTGAGAACCCTTAACGAGATTAGTGGTAATGGTTTCTTCGCAGGAGCCATGAAATCTGTTATGAACTTTACTGTAGGTGTAGCTGATGCTTTCTATGAAGCTTATAGGTTGGTCGTAGGTAATTCCTACTGGCCTGACATGATTGACGGTGTAATAGCTTACGCTTCTAAAATTAAAAACGCAATGCCATCCATCACAGATTTCCTTAATGGAGTTGCAGAAGGATTTAGTAATTTGCTTGATAGAACAGCATTTTCTGCTAAGATTTTATTAATTGTTTATAGTCCATTAGCCGCCGCCGTTGTAGCTTTAGGTCTTGCTTTCCAAAACCTAGGCGCACCTATTTCAACTGTTAGTATTCTTTCTTATGGTAGAACAGTAGACAAGACTATAGGCAATATACAAAAGTCAATAGAAAAAGGTTACAATTATGTCGCTAATGGTCTTACCGAGCTAGTACAAGGAGCCGCTAAAGGTATTGTTGGTGCTGTAGATTTTGTCAATAAGGCACTTAACTCATTCGGGTCAGTTGTAGGAGATAAACTTTCTGTTTTGATAGGAGCAGGTATTTTAGCTGGTCTCGTCGGAGTTCCCGCTGTTCTAACCGCATTAGGTCTTATTATTAGTACTCAAATAAGAGAAGGTGTAAGCGCAGGTGTAGAAGGCTTAGATGGTACTTTTACAAAGCTTGTAGCCACTGCAGGAAATTTTGTTGGTGTTTTCATTGCTGAACTAATTTCAGTAATACCTAGTGTTTCCGGAATACTTACTACTTTTGTATCTAGTATTTTTGAAGGTATCCTTGATGAAATCCCACTAGTAGGGGGAGCATTAGCTCTTTTTGTAAACCTTATAACCGAAAGCTTTAGAGGATTGTTTAAAAGCATTGCTAGTATTTTTGTTACGGGCTGGTTACTCAAACTATTCGGGCTTGGCGCTGTAAACAAGCTTGTAGCCAAAGGGCTTAAGATGCTACTTGCAAAGTTTACAGCTTATTATGTCGCTCAAAAGGCTATAGCTACAACTGGAAACACTCTATTGCTTACTAGCACAACGCTTACCTTTAGTGGCATGTTACTTGTAGTTAGGGCTAAATTAGCTTCTATGTTAGTAGCAATCACTGCAACTTGGGTTTCAATGAACGTACGAACTGCAGCTGCTTTTTTAACTCTACAATTAACAGCAGCAGGCGCACTTGCTAGCATCCGATTAGGTTTTATTGCACTAGGTGCAAGTATTGCTAGTGGTGGGATTGTTGCGGGTATAGCCGCTATTGGTACTGCCATTGTTGTTGCAGCAAATGTAGCAGGTATTGCTTTAGCTAGATTACTGCTTAATCCAATCGTAGCTATCGTTGTAGGTGTAACTATAGCAACGACTGGTCTTGCTGTTGCAATCTTTGGAGAAGGAGATACATTCTCAGCCAAATTAGGCAACCTTAAGGACAAGCTGGGTACGTTCTTCAAAGATATCTTTGATTTTACAAAAGACCCTGATGCTAATATTGAAAATGCTATACTTGGAAAAGGCAAGAATAAAGAAAAGGCAAGAGTCCCTTTCAGCACTTCTGGCCTCATACCCAAAATATCTGAAGCTCCCCAATTTAACATGATGGACAATCTTAAGCCAAAAGACAGTGTTGTAGATTTAGCTCTAAATAAATTTGAT